CTGGCAGGTCACCTCGTCGTACCCGCCCGTGGTCACCGAGCCAGCGGGCACCTGCGCGGCAGGCAGACCGTTGCTCGGATGGTGGACCTCGTTGCACGTCACCGGCCCGAACACCGCATCGTTGTAGGTAAAGTGCCCCGGCGTGGAGGCGTTGCCGCCGCCGCTGCCGGGTGTGCCTGCCCAGGCGGGCGCGGCGCCGAGCGCTACGATGGCGGCGGCACCGGCCAGGATGATCGCGAGCCTTTTCATGATGGTTCCTTTCTATTGGTGCTGGGATGAATGACGGGGCCGGGCTCCTGACGACCCTACTGAGAAGGAGCCCGGCCCCGTCGTGTGTGAGCTGAATAGGGTAATTCGCAGCGGTCAGCTCACGTCGGTGGGATCAGGGAATGGCCGACCACATCTGGTCGGTGGCCACGCCGTCCGCCTCGAACTGGCACTGGGCGACGGTGAGACGGCCGGACAGGTCCACCTGGGCGGTGGGCGCGGTCAGGCACGGGTGGTGCTGGGCCGAGATGTTGTGCTTGGCCAGCAGCGCGTACTCGTAGTCGAAGGTGCTGATGTCGGTGGACTCGTTCAGGAACGGCGGGTCATCGGTGATCAGGAAGTCCTGGTTGGGAGCCCCGGAGCAGTTCTGCAGCACCATCTTGTTGGACTTGTTCGCGGCGGCGCACAGGTTGGTGCTCTGCCCGAACGGCGTGAACTCCAGCAGGAAGATGTTCGTCGGGTCGGTCGGGTCGTTGCCATAGAGCTGAAGGTCGGCGGCGTTGAGCCCGAACCCGAACGGCGGGTCGGTCCCGGGGGCCGGCACGGTGCCGATCTGGACGAACTGCCAGTCCTGCGTGCCGTTCTCGATGTCATTGTTGGTGGAGATGCTGACCGCGCCGCCCGGGACACCGAAGTTGGAGTCCGGGCCGGTGTAGGTCATGGCGAAGTCAGCAGTGGGCAGGCCATCGTCGCCGGGAATGGCGGACTGCGCGACCACCGGCTCCGCGCACTGCGGGTCGGTGAGGTTACAGCCAGGCGTGGGCGCCTTCGGGATGTGGTTGCCTGCGCTCGCGGCACTCGCACCCAGCAACGGCAGCGCCAGGACGGCGCCCACCGCTGCCGCTCGGATAAAGTAACGCTTCATGAAGGGTTTTCCTCCTGTTTTCCTGGGGTTCCTGTCCCCATTGTTGTTTACCTGCGGCATGTCCTGGCGCAGGCCGAACTGTAGTGATCCCCCTCCTTCTCACATTGGCTTGACGGTCAGGCTTTATCGGCGGTGTGGATATAGAACGCGGCTCCCTGATATCGCCACAGGAAGTGCGGGATGTCCGGAACGCGGTTGAGATTATCGCTGGCGCTCAGGTGCACGCGCAAGGCCCAGTTCGTGGCCAGGATCCGCTCCAGCGTGGTCCATACATGGATGTCGGCCAGCGGCACGTCCTTGACGTTGGCCAGCATCAGGATGTCGGCGACGATCTGCTCGTCCTCCACCCCGCCCCGGGGCACCAGCAGCTCAGGCCGCATTGCCCGCGCCCGCTGCTTCGTTGGTGCCTGATGACGGGGGAGGCGGGGTGACTGGTGCCAGGTCGGGCCGGTGGGTGTGCGGGGCCTGCCACATCCCGTAGGTGGCGAGCAGCCAGGCGATCATGAACGGCAGCTGGCCCTGCAGGGTCTGCGGGATGACATGGGCCCAGTCATCGACGTAGTTGACCAGCGCCCAGGCGAGATAGGACGCGAAGATGAACGACGCCGAGCCGGTGGCCACCTTGGTTTCGACCAGGCTGTTGGGCATCGGGATGCCGGCCATCACTCGCCTCCGAATCGCAGGTTCAGGGCAATGCCGCAGATGAGCAGGAGAACGGCGCCCCACAGGCCAGCCAGCGCGATGTCGCCCACGATGTCGTCGATCCACAGCGGCATGCCGCCCACGCTCAGGAACGCCGTTACGGTGATGCCAAGGCTCGCCACCGTGACGGTCAGCAGCACGACCGAAATGAAGATGTACCGCGACACCTGCCGCAGCATCCGCTCGCTCATTTTCCCCTCCACCCGATCCGGGCTCAGCCCGGCGCGCAGCAACTTACCACGACCAAGCTCCCTTGGTAACCCGATTGCTCCGAAGGGGGGCTGTGAAGTTTTGAGGAGGCCGCATGAGGATCCGCTTCGACCCGGTCACCGCCGCCCAGCGTGAGCAGCGCGTTCGTGACAAGATGAGCGCGGTCTTCGCCTACGGTGCCCAGCACGGCGTCGAGTTCGAGGGCATGACCGAACAGGTCAGGGAGGCTCGCAAGAACCGCCGCGTCAACGCCCGGCTGGCCCGCCAGGGCACGTTCGCCCGCACTGCCACGGCCGGGCCCGGGGGCGCCTCGGCCGGGTTCAGCGACATCCAGTTCGCCACCGGCCGCCCCCGGGATCCGCTGTTCTACTGGCGGCAGAACAACCTGCCCTATGACTTCAGCCAGAACGAGGAGCTGGCCAAGGTCCGCGCCTTCACCCGGCTGCTGTACACCACCGACCCGATCATCGGCAGCTGCGTGGACATCTTCTCCCGGTTCCCCATTCTCGGCGGCCACGTGGAATGTAAGGACAGCCGGATCGAGGACTTCTACGGCGAGGAGTTTTACGACGAGGACCACCTGGACTACGAGGAGTTCCTGGAGGACACCGGCCGCGAATACTACATCGCGGGCGAGGCGTGGCCGTTCGGCACCTTCAACGAGGACCTGGGCATCTGGGACAACGAGGAGCTGCTGAATGCCGACGACATCAAAGTCGAGCGGTCCCCGTTCCTGAAAGACCCGCGCTACTTCATCAAGCTGCCGTGGACCATCCGGCAAATCCTGCAGACCCGCCAGCCGGTGTGGGAATACAACCGGCTGATCCACGAATACCCGGAGCTGGTCGCCTACACCTCCGAAAACTCTTTCATGCCCGTGAGCAACATCCTGCTCAACCAGATCAAGTTCAAGGCGGATACCTTCAATGTGCGCGGAATACCCCTGCTCACCAGAGCCATGCGGTCCGTATTGCAACAGGAGATGCTCAACACCGCGATGGACGCCATTGCGGACCGCCTTTACACTCCCCTCATTCTCTGTAAGCTCGGGGCAAGTGCCACTGACCTGGGTACCACTCAGCCATGGATCCCCGACGAAGACGACCTGGAGAATTTCGAGCTGGCCCTTGACGCTGCCCTCGCCGGTGATTTCCGGGCCCTGATCTACAACTTCGCGGTCGAGATGGAGAACGTGTTCGGCCGCGAGCAGATGCCCGACCTCACCCCCGACTTCGAGCGGATCGAGGACCGCATCCTGCAGACTTTCGGGCTGTCCCGGACCTTCCTGACCGGCGCCCAGGAGGGCCAGACCTACGCCGCCGACGCGCTCAACAAGGAGCTGGTCACCCAGCTGATGACCCGCCAGCAGAAGCGGTGGCGCAGCCATTTCCGCAAGCGGGCCAAGGTGATCGCCGAGGCGCACGAGCACTACGACTACAACGAGCACGGCGGCAAGCGGTACGTGATTACCGAAGAGGTTCTCGAAGACGATGAGGAGACCGGCGAGAAGCACCTCGTCGAGCAGCCCAAGCTGCTGATCCCCGAGCTGAAGTTCCGGGTGCTGAACCTGAAGGATGAGGACACCACCCGCCAGTTCATCGAGGCCCTCCGCGCCTCGGGCGTCCCCATCTCCCAGCGCACCCGCACGCGCGGCCTGGAGCTGGACCTGGACGAGGAGTCCGAGATATCCCAGGACGAGTCGGTGGAGCAGGCGGTCGCCGAGCAGGAGACGCGCAAGCGGCAGTACCTGGAGCTGCGCCAGCGCGGCCTGCCGATCACCGACGAGCTGCGCCAGGACTTCGACCCCCGGGTGCAGCTGGAGGCCATGCCGCCGATGGGCGCCGCGCCGCCAGGCGGCACCCCGCGCCAGGGCATGGAGGACCAGCCGCTGCCCAACCTGGCCCCCGGGCCCGAGGACGAGGAGCTGGAGGAGCCCGAGCCCGGCGAGGAAGCCGAAGAGGACGAGGGGCCGCCGCCCGGGGAGCAGTCCCAGCGGCCTCCAGAAAGCGACGAGGAGCGTGAGGGAATGCCCACGGCCGCCAGCCGCAAGCGGGTCCCGCTGCCGTCTGAGGCGGCCCTGTGGCGCCGTACAGCGGGCTCCAGGGCCCACGCCGAGGCCGCCCGGGAGGCTGCCACCGCGCAGGAGCCCGGAGAGGAGGCCACCCACTGGGAGCAGGCCCGCCACGAAGGCGAGCTGGTCACCCGCGAGTGGACCTCCGCCGATGCCCCGTCCTACCTGCGCGACCCGGCCACCACCGGCCACCGGGCCCGGGTCACCGCCGAAACCCTCCAGCCCTCGGGCGAGGAGATGTACGGTGAGCCTGCCAACGGGAGCGGAGGATGACATGAGGATCAGGGGCGGCAGCATGCCGGCCAACGGGCCGGGCGCGGGCAACAGCAACAGCGGCGTGCACGGCTACTACAGCAAGATCATCACAGGCACCACGCTGAACGAGGGCTGGTGGAACTTCCCGTAGAGGCCGGGCTCGATCTGCGGATGCGCTGGCATCCCTGGGTGCCGGGGGACAGCCACCACGCTAAGGCTTACGGGTGGATCGCGTTGTGCGCGGAGGATCACATCATCGCTGAATGGCCTATGCCCCGGTGGAACAAAGCTGGCCACGAATCACCTGGCATTCCCGCTATGAGAAAGGCCGTCGCTGCTTTTCTTATGGAGCGGCTGCGATGAGCGACGCCGAGGGCACCACGGTCACGCCCGAGCTGGCCGCACTGCTCGAACGGTTCCTCTACGAGGCGCGGACCAGGCCCGGCGCCGGGCTGGATCCGGACGAGCTGCTGGACGCCTGCATGGCCTTGTCCCGGATTCCGAGCAAGGATCAGCCCGGCGACTGGGCGGCCCTGGCTATGAAGATCAACCAGCTGGTGGATTACCTCGGGATGGGCGGCAAGTTTCCGTCCAGGCTGCTGGCCGCCCAGCGGGTCGGCCCGTATGCCCGGCCGGTCACCCAGGTCCTGCGGATCGTCTGGGTCAGTGAGCCGTTCCCGCATGCCCAGTGGGTATGCGATGGCTGCGAGGCGCCGCTGCTGACCACCTCTGGCGGGGAACCCGATGGGCCCGGCTACTCGATCACCGTCACCGGCAAGATCGAGCACCGGGCCCCGTGCACCGAAGTGCGCGAATGAGATACGCCCATCACGTCTACAGCTACTGGGATTTCGGCTATTTCCGGAAGCGGGAGGAAAGCCATTACCACCTGATCAAATCCACCTGGCATGCCGTCGCCCGAGCGCGCAGGCGCAAGGGGGACCTGGCAGGAGCGGACCGGGCCACCCGCCAGGCGCGGATGACCCGGCCACTGAGACTGCTCCTGCCGCCGCGCAAGATCACGCCGTCCATCCTGCACCTGGCCACCGACATTCCCGGCCGGGGCGGTGTCGCCTGCGGTGGCTGGGTGATTCGCGGCGACAATATCACCAAGGATATTGAGCTGGTCGATTGCGGTAATTGCACGCGGACGAAAATCTACCGGTCAAGCCGGGCGTAGCACCCTGACAAGTTCACTGCTGGTTGCGGTGCATGTTGCACTACGTGCTCAAGTGTTTACAGACAGGTATCTTCCAGGGACAATTACCAGGACATCTTGCCAATCGTAAGGAGTCCCGTCATGACCGCTGTCCGCATGCTCACCCCCGCCATGCGCCTGGCCGCCCTGCTCGCCGTCGCCCTCGGCGTCCTGGTGTTCTGGCTGCTTGCGGCCCGCTACGGCGCCCACGTGGCGGCGATGCACGTCCACCACGCCCTGCGGGCGCTGGCCGATCCGCTGATGCACTACCACGGTTAACCAGAGCTGGCGGGGCGGCCTCGCCGCATCCGGGGCCACCCGCCTGGGGCACTGGTCAGAAAGTTCCGGCGCAGATGGACGTCCACAGGGCGATGGTGGCGGCATCCTGGAACTGATGCTGGTGCTCGGCGTCAGTGCTCAGCACCGCCGCCGTGCAGTCGCTGTACCAGTAGAGCCACCCGAACCATGGCGGGACCTGACTGGAGAGCAGGTAGCTCGCATCGAGCGCGATCCGGTCGTGGCGCGCGGCGTCGCCCATCGACGCGCACACCCCGTACTCGGGGGTCATCAGCTTCTTGCCGGAATGACCGACGAGCCCGAGCCAGGTCTGGAACTCCGGGTAGTTGGCCAGGCCCTGGGTCGGCCATTTGCCCGCTGGCTGGTTCTGGTAGCAGTCCATGCCATAGATGTCCACCAGGTCGGCGGGCACGATCCAGTTGCCCTTGACGGCTTTCCCGCCAGGGGAATAGGCGTATCCGGAGCTGTCGGCGCACACCATGACACCGGGGTTGCCCACGGCGCGGGCAGCGGCCGACAGCGAGGCGAACCAGGCGAAGAAGGCGCTGGGGCTGGCCCACTTGTTTCCGCCCTCATACTCCTGGCTGAAGATCATGACGACCTTCTGCCCGATCGGGATCGACTTGACATACGTGGTGACCTGGGCGGGCGTGGTCTTGGGGTCGTCGAAGCAGATCAGCTGCAGCACCGAGGCCGGTAGCGTGGCCTCCTGGTCGTTGCGGTTGTGGCCGTCCTGCCAGGTGCCGAGCGGCTGGCCGGGGCTGTAGAACATTTTGTTGGCCTGGAGCTGGCCGCTGAAGAGGGACTGGTCGGCGATCAGCCAGTCCCGGGTGCAGGTGGGGCACTGGCCCTTGGCGCTGACCTCGGCGCCGATGTAGGCAGCGGCCTTGACGTTGTAGTGGTAGGCGGACCCGCCGGCGGTATGCACGGCGGGGAAGGAAACGGTGGATCCCTTGGGGTAGACCGGCAATGACGTGGTCATCC